TCGTAAAATATCAAAAATCTTTTATTCAATTAATACTGCAAACCCTAAATCAGCAGTAGAATTGATATGGGATGGTACAGAAAATGCAACGGCAGTTTTGTTGTCTGGTCAAGGTTTTTGGGACTTACGTGCTGATGGTAATGAGATAACAAACAACGCAACGACACCAACAGGCGATGTTTTATTATCTACAAAGAATTTTGCAATAGGTGATAATTATACGATTTTAGTGGTATTTAGATAGCAATTTGTATAAATATTAGAGAGAAATTAGAGATAGATACAAATGAAATTAATAACCGAAGAAATATCAAACGCAGAATATATCGTAGAAGAAAAGAATGGTAAAAAAAACTATTCTATCAAAGGTGTATTCATGCAATCAGACGTAAAAAATAGGAATGGAAGAATCTATCCTAAAGAAATCTTACAAAAAGAAGTTGTAAGATACAATAGAGAGTTCATCAATAAAAACAGAGCATTCGGCGAACTTGGTCATCCTGATGGCCCGACAGTAAATTTAGAAAGAGTTTCGCACATGATTAAGGCTCTATATCCAGAAGGCGCAAATTTTATAGGTGAAGCACGAATTTTAGAAACCCCATATGGAAAAATAGTGAAAAGTTTAATTGACGAGGGTGCAAAATTAGGTGTTTCAAGTAGAGGAATGGGCACACTTGCAAATGTAGGTGGTGCTAATGTAGTTAAAGACGATTTTTACCTTGCAACCGCGGCTGATATAGTCGCAGACCCAAGCGCTCCTGACGCTTTTGTAGAAGGCATTATGGAAGGCAAAGAATGGGTTTGGAATAATGGGATTTTGAAAGAGCAAGAAGTAAACGAATTAAAGTTACAAGCAGAAAGTAAAGAGAGAATGGCAAGGGCAGAAAAGAACGCTCAAGTATTCGAATCTTTTCTTAAAAAGCTGTAATTTTATAAATAGTAATTAACACATTCCGATAGGAGTGGTGTGATTATTGCAATAATTAACAAGTAAAACTATTGAGGAGATAGAACAATGGCTGATAAAACTGTGGCAGATTTGCCAAAGAAAAACGCAGCTCCAGCTGAACCAGCAAAGTCGTTACAGGCAACTGTACAACAAGTGATGAACAAAGCAATCACTTCACCGACTGACGCTAAAGTAGATTTCGCACAAGGCGTTAACCATATTACAGGTGACGCACATCAAAAAAGTGCAGGAGCGGCTGACGCAATGCAATCTCTAAAAGCAGAGGCAGAACCGAATAAAACAAAAGCGGTTGTTGCTAATGAAGCTGACGAGAAAAAAGACGAAAAAGAAAAAGAAGAAGTAAAAGAAACAGCAGACAAAAAAGAAGATGAAAAAGAAGTAAAAGAAGGTGAAATGCCTGCTGGACTTAAAAATTACCTTGACAAAAAATCTGACAAGTCTGATGACAAAGAAGACAAGAAAGATGTTAAAGAGTCTGATGAAAAAGAAAAAGATGTAAAAGGTGCTGAATCTTTGAAAGCAAGTGCTGACAAAGTTAAGGACAAAGAACATCCAATCGTTAAAGAAGAAGACGAGAAGAAAAAAGAAGACGCTAAAGAGTCAAGTGAAAAAGAAGACGAGAAGAAAGACGAAGTTAAAAAGGAAGACATGAAACACGGTTACGACAAAGACGGTAAATCATTGGCTCCTAAAAAAGAAACTGCTAAAGACAAAGTTAAAGATATGGACATGAAAGAAGATGTGGCTGCTCTAACTGATGGTGAAGAACTATCGGAAGAGTTTAAAGCAAAAGCTGCTACTATATTTGAAGCTTCTGTTAAAGCAAAACTCGTTGAAGAAATTGAGAAATTAGAAGGCGAATACGAAACTAAGGTTGCAGAAAAAGTTGAAGAAACTAAATCTGAAATCGTAGAAAAAGTTGACGCTTACCTAAACTATGTCGTTGAGGAGTGGATGAAAGAAAACGAATTGGCGATAGAAAAAGGTTTAAGAGCTGAGATTACTGAAGATTTTATCGGTGGTCTTAAATCTTTATTTGAATCTCACTACATCAATGTTCCACAAGAGAAGTATGATGTGATTGAGGCTCAGACTGCTGAAATAGAGAAGTTAAAAGAAGAAGTTAACCAAACTATTGAGAAAAACGTTGAGTTAAATCAGGCAATCGGTCAACACGTAAGACAAGATATTATCAATGATGTATCTTCTGATCTTGCTGAAACTGAAACTGAAAAACTTAAAGGTTTAGCAGAAAGTATTGAATACAAAGACGCTGAAAGTTTTAGAACAAGTATAGAAACATTAAAAAATTCTTACTTCCCTAAAGCAAAAGCGAGTGAAACTGAATCTAATGAAGTGGCTGAAAACAATGCTGGCTCTATGAACGAGTCAATGGCTGCATATACAGCTGCAATTAGTAAATCAAAGAAAAATCCTTATCTAAAGTAAGGATTAGTTAATTAACTAAAAGAAGGAGAGATAGAAAAATGTTTTTATCTGAATCAATGCAAAACAAGTGGCAGCCCGTTTTAGACCATCCTGATCTTCCCGAAGTCAAGGATAGTTATAAAAGAGCCGTTACTTCAATGGTATTAGAGAACCAAGAAAAGTCGCTTAAAGAAGACGCTGCTTTCTTATCAGAAGCTGCGCCAACTAACGCAACTGGTTCATCTATACAAAATTGGAATCCTATTTTAATTAGCTTAGTAAGAAGAGCAATGCCTAACCTTATCGCTTACGATATTGCAGGCGTTCAACCTATGTCAGGTCCAACTGGTCTGATTTTCGCTATGAGAAGCAGATATACTTCTCAAAGTGGTGGTGAAGCTCTTTTTGACGAAGCTGATACTGACTTTTCTGGAAGAAACAAAGCTGGTTCTTCTGTGTCAGGGGCTTCCGCTGTAGCACAAACTGGTGAAAACCCAGCTGTACTTAATGACTCAATCGGTACTTCTACTGGTTACACAACTGGTACTGGTATGACAACTGCATATGCAGAAGCACTTGGAGACGCAGCTGCGAACTCATTTGCTGAAATGGCTTTCTCAATTGAGAAATCTACTGTAACTGCAAAAAGCAGAGCATTAAAGGCTGAGTACACTATGGAATTAGCACAGGACCTTAAAGCAATTCACGGCTTAGACGCTGAAACTGAATTGTCAAACATCTTATCTGCTGAAATCTTAGCTGAGATCAATAGAGAAGTTGTAAGAACAGTTTACAGAACTGCTGAAGTAGGTGCTGCTGATAATGACAACTCACATGCTGCAATTAACACAACAACTGCTGGTATATTTGACCTTGACACAGACTCTAATGGTAGATGGTCTGTTGAGAGATTTAAAGGTCTTATGTTCCAATTGGAAAGAGATGCAAACACAATCGCTCAGAGAACCAGAAGAGGAAAAGGTAACATGATTATCTGTTCTTCAGATGTTGCCTCTGCATTACAAATGGCGGGTGTTTTGGATTACACTCCTGCATTAAACAACAACCTAAACATTGACGATACTGGTAATACTTTTGCTGGTGTATTAAATGGTAAGTTTAAAGTTTACATTGACCCATATGCTGCTAACTTAGCTTCAAATGCGTCACCTACTAAACAATACTACGTTGTTGGTTACAAAGGAACTTCTCCATATGACGCAGGGTTATTCTACTGCCCATATGTACCTCTACAAATGGTTAGAGCAGTAGGTCAGGATAACTTCCAACCGAAAATCGGTTTCAAAACACGATACGGTATGGTAGCTAACCCATTCGCTGGTGCGAGTGCTTCTGGCAACATTACTGCTGACGGTGTTGGTGCAATCAACGCTAACAGATACTACAGACGTGTTCAAGTTAAGAACATCATGTAATATTTGTTGAGAAACAATTTAGAAAAGGGCGCTTCGGCGCCCTTTTTTTTAGCATAAATAAAAGTAGATTATGTTTTATACTGAAAGAATAACAATTTACAAAGAGTCAAAATCAACAATAATGAATACGATAGTTAGAGCAATCGCAGGTATAGTACTAATTGGTGGTTTCTTTTTTCTACTTTCACTAGGTCTTAACCATCTTAACCCTAAACCTAACGCATTAGAAAAAATAGAACAACGATTAGATGAAGCAGAACAATCACAATCTGTACTTACAGAAAACGAAAAGAAGTTAAAAACTGAAGCCCAAACTAAAGA